GTTATTGCCTGAAGTGTATTTAAGCAACAAAACAATTTACAAAGAACTTACAGGAAAAGAATACAATTTTCTAGAAGCAACTAAAAAATACAGTTTTTAGATTTTGGAGGTAAAATAATGAACAATACAAGCACAGATATAAAAGAAATAATAGAAAAATCACCTGAAAGATGTCCAATTACAGGGTTGAGAAGATGTGACTTATATACTATAGCTGATAATGTTGTATATCTTACAGACCCAGCTTATTATGCATATACCTTACCAAGTTACGATGAAGAAGAAAAGACATTCTATAGGACGAAATATGATTTAGATGACGGCATAACCTATGTAGAACATTTATGTGACTTAAACGATTTAAGAAATAGGGAAGATTTTAAACAAATAAAAGATTTTTATGGTATTAAAGAGGGGAATTGATAATATGGCAGTAAAAAAAGATAATCAAAGTAAATTTGTAAAATTGAAAGCCAAGTATGGTGAACCTAAGAAATGCATATGTGGTTACGAAGAATTCAGGATCACTTATAAAGACAAAAGTTATTCAATGCATTGCAATCAATGTGGAATGTTTTGTGGTCATGTTAAAGGAGTTGATTTAACATGAATATAATACAAGAATATAAAATAATCACAGAAAAAATAGCAGTAGTTAAAAGTCAATTAATATCAGCCAAAAGAGATTTACGAAAGAATATGAATTTATATAAACCAGCAGATTCAAGAGCCATTACATACGATAAAGAAAAAGTTCAAACATCTATGCAACAACAAGATTTCATTGTTACAGCTAAGAACATATGTATACTTACAAACTTTATAAATGAGTTACAGGAAGAATTAGAGGAGTTGTATAAGCAAAGAGAGGAGTTAGAAAAAACAATCAATAGTCTAGGTGACATAGAGAAACAATTTATTATGTATAAGACAAAAGACCCTAAAATGCCAATGTGGAAGATAGCCAACAAATTACATATAGATAGAAAGACATTGTACAGACACATAAATAAAAATGCCCCAAAATGCCCCAATTAAATGTGTTAATATGATATTGGTTAAAAATATATAGAAATTATTAAAGTCACTAGAGATAGTGGCTTTTTCTATATTATATATTTCATGATTGCTATGTATTATATTGTTTATTTTATATGGAGGTTGCAAGTACGAATTTTTTTTGATTCGTACTTATTACTAATACTATATAATTTGTAAAAACATATATACATATGCTAATACATATAGCAAAATAGTGAATAATGCAACCATACGTTTAAATTGCATAGCAATCCTCCTTATTAAGTTTTTTGTTATTTAAATAAATCCTGAGTATATAATAACATATTAAAATTAATTATAGTGCTGGTAAAATATTACAAATAAAGAAAGGACCAACGGAGATTAAAGAATATGTGCAAAGTAAAACAATATCGTAAGAAACCAGTAGTAATACAAGCAATACGTTATAACAGCGAATTGGATATACCACGAATTTTAGAGTTCATAGGTGAAAGTATAAATCATAATCAAAGTAAACCTGATATTTTCAAAAAGACATATGAAGAAATAAAATACATACGCAAGTAATAGTATATTTTTTATTTTATTTTAAGAAGGGTAGGTGTTGGAGATATGAGAACAAAGCCATTTAAATATCAACCGGATGAATTACTACAAAAGTTTAAAGATTATATAAACTACTGTATAGAAGAAGAAAGACTTGCCAATATAGAAGGTTTTTGTGTATATGCAGATATGAACAAGACTACATACTATAGATACAGAGATAGAGAGCAATACAAAGAGGCTATGGAGATGATAGACCTCATACACGAAGATGAAACTATTCAGAAACTAGTTAGAGCAAAGAACCCAGTAGGTGTAATTGTATATGCTAAGAACAAGTTAGGTTATGTAGACAAGAAAGAAATACAGACTCATACAAATACTAATGTACTAGTAACCAGTGCAAGTAAAGAAGAGTTAGTCGCAGATATACTAAAGATGTTGCCTAAAGATGTTGTAGATGTGGAATGCAAAGTGGTAGAAGAAGAATAAATAGATATAAACTGGAAAAGCAACTACATAAAAATAGGTGCCAATTTGTCGAACGTTCCAAGTAAATATACATAGATTGTTCGATTAAATGTCAAAAATATAAGAAATATGCATCAAAATATGAATAAAATACATAAATAATGTATAAATAACCAAACAACCAGAAAATGCAAAAACCCCCACAAGGTCTGAAACCTAGTAGTTATCAGTGTTTCAGCTTTTTTACGTGTTCAACTATTCATATAATTGTAATTTTGCGCATAGTTGAAATGTGGGGTAAATCCGAACATTACAGGTTTTAGGAGGGGGGGTAGAAGGTCGGCACCCACCCCCTGTATATATAGATTATTAACAAATTTAACCCAACTCACATAAAAAGGGGTCATAACATGGTAACTAAACAACAACTACAACATATGTCAGTAAAAGAACTACAACAACTACACGCGTCATTAACAAGGGTCAATGAACTTGATAGCATGGAAAATCCCATATACAAGCCATTTCAAAAGTTTAGAGGTCGTTATGCAATACTCATGGGCGGAAGTGGCTCTGGCAAAAGTTATGCAGCTGCCGACAAAGTTATTGACAGAATTGTCACAGAAGATAATCATAGAATACTTTGTGTAAGGGCGCAAGCAAATCAGGTTACTAAGTCGCAATTTCCCTTACTGGTATCAAGATTAAAGAAACGATACAACGAAGATAATTTTATCATCAATAGGGCAAGTGGAATGGAGAAAATCACTTGCAAACTAAATGGCAATGAGATTATCTTTGCTGGCTTAGACGACGTTGATAAACTAAAGTCTATATTCGACATAACATCTATATGGATTGAAGAAGCAGACCAAACACTAGAAAAAGACTTACGAGAGTTAGATAGACGTTTAAGAGGTTATCAAGGCTTAAATAAAAATGGTAAACCTAAATACATGCAAATTACCTTAAGTTTTAATCCTGTATCGGTCTTAAGCTGGTTAAAGAAACGATTCTTTGACAGAAAAACCAAAGGTCAAATCATGCTACATGGGGAAGTTGAATTTTTAGACTGCAAACCATGGCAAACATGCGACTACAGTCGACTAAATGAAACCGATACACTGGTAATGCATTCAACATACAGAGATAACAAATTCATTGACGAAACTTATTCAAAGATCATGGAAGAATTAAAAGAACATGATGAAGGCGAGTATAACGTCTATGCCCTAGGTATGTGGGGCATAAGTGGCGGCACATTTTTTTGTAAAAATAACGTTAATTCAAGAATACAAGCTAATATCCAGCCAATTAAAAGAGGGTATTTCGAGTACGATTATGTAAATCATGAGATAGTTGAAAAATCTATAAAATGGGTAGACGACGAAGAAGGTTATATAAAAATTTACGAAGAACCTAAAGCTGGTTATCCATATGTATGTGGTGGTGATACTGCTGGTGATGGTTCGGACTGGAATGTTGGATTTTTAACTAACAATGTGACCGGAGAAGATACGGCGGTATTAAGATTAAATCATGACGAAGATTTATATGCTAGACAATTATACTGCTTAGGTCGACATTATAACGATTCGCTAATGAGTATAGAAACTAACTTTAGTACACACCCACTCAAAGAACTTCAAAGGTTAGGTTACTCAAAGCTTTATTACAGAGAAGAAACACCGGATAGCACCACTAATAAATATCAAAAAAAATACGGTTATCTGACAACTAAGCTAACTAGACCACAAGCTTTAGGAATGTTGCGCACGATCGTAAGAGAAGAACCGCATAAAATAAAAGATTTGGATTTACTTATGGAAATGACAACATTTGTTAAGAATGATAAAGGTAAGCCGGAAGCCATTGCAAATACACATGATGATTTAGTTATGGCAAGAGCAATTAACTGTTATTCGTCCCATCAACAAAGAGATTATCCAATTATACCAAAACCAAAACCAAAGAAATTACCTAATGCGTTACAAGGTACGGAGGAGAACACGGAAAGCTTCTTCTACAACGGAGGGGCAGACAACAACTACATAAGGTGGTGATATTATGGCTAGTACAATTTTAGGATTGTGCTTTTTTATTGTGCCAATATGGACGTATAAAAAGGGGTTAGAGCAAGGTTTGGCAGTTTCAAAGGACAAACCCTTACCTCCTCTTATAAAAAGTCCTGTAAAGGCAATCAAAGAAGCTATAAAAGAAAAAGAATTAACAAAAGAAGAAAAAGGAAAGGAAAAAGAACTTCAAGAGTGGCTGGAGTATGGAGGTGATAGTATTTGACAGAAATATGGAAGCAATATCAACAGGCTTTAAATTTTATGCGAACAGAAAATTTAATCGAAATAGTCAAGCAAAACGAAAAATTTTATGCTGGTGACCAGTGGTACATGGTAAAAACTAAAGATTTACCTAAACCAGTTATTAATATAATAAAACGCATAACTAATTTTAAAGTTTCGTCAGTGATGGCAGAAGAAGTCAAAATGAATTTTTCAGTTCAAGGCTATTCAGCAGAGGTTGGCAGTGAAAATTCAGAAAAATATGAAAAAGTAGCAGATTTATTCACTAGATTTTCAGAAACCACATGGGAAAATATTAAACAAACTAAACTAAGTGAACAAATGTTAAAAGATAGTGCAACCGCTGGAGCAGGGGTTGCACATTATTACTGGGATAATGAAATCAAAGTAGGAAACGACGTAAAAGCAATAGGAGATTTAGTTGGGGAAATTATCGACAGTGTCAATTATTTTCCGGCAAACCCCAGCGACAATAGAGTGCAAACTCAACCTTACATAATCATAAGTTATCGCGAACAAGTTTCAAGACTAAAAGAAGAAGCAAAGAAAAATAAAGTTAAAACACAACTTATAAATTTAATTAAGGGAGACAAAGAAACCCAAGACGAAGGATTTGAAAAAGCTCAAAATGAACTAGGCGATAAAACCACAGTATTACTAAAGTACTTTAAAAAAGATGGTCAAGTTTATTACACAAAGTCAACTAAAAGTGTAGAAATAATACCAGCCACATCTACAGGACTTAGCTATTACCCACTAGTGCTGATGAACTGGGAAACTCGTAAAAAATCATGTTATGGGATAGCAGAGGTCACAGAGTTAATCCCTAACCAAAAATTTATAAATAAAACACTTGCAATGTGGATGTTGTCTACTCAAAAAACGGCATTCCCAAAAGTGCTTTATGATAAAACACGAATAGCAAGCTGGACTAATGCAGTTGGTAAAGCTATAGGGGTTCAGGGAGATGTTAGCAATGCCGTAAGAACCACAGAGACTGGTTCGGCTAACTATGAGGTAGGCAAGCTGATAGAGTTTGTTATCAGTGCTACAAAAGAAGTGTCCGGAGCGAATGAAAATGCAATGGGTGAAGCTAGGGCGGAAAATCAAGGGGCAATGATATTACAACAACAAGCCAGCGCAGTACCTATTGAGAGTATCAAAAGGAGATATTACCAAGCTTTAGAGGACATAGGACTTATTTGGTGTGATTTTTGGAAAAGTCGTTATAACACAACTAGACAAGTTAATGTCAAAAACTCTAACGGCATAACTGAAACACTAGAATTCCTAGGTACTGATTACAAAGATGTCAACTTATCACTTAAATTAGATATTGGACCATCAACTCATTATAGTGAAGCAGTAACAGTTAATATGGTTGGAAACTGGTTACAAACTGGAATGATAAATCTTACAGAAGCTTTAGAGATGATGCCAAACAACACCATACCGAATAAACAACGACTTATTGAAAGGAGGAAACAAGAAGATGTAGAAAAACAAGTTTTACAAAAATGCATGGCAAACTTTGTAAGTGGTTTGCCAGAAGAGCAACAACTCGAATTACAAAATATGAAAAATGATGAAATGGAGCAAAAAGTACTGTCAATGATGAGTGCATAGGAGGAATTATGAAGAGATACATAGGTACAAAACTAATAGAAGCTAAACCAATGTCAAGGGGTGATTACAACAAATATAGAGGGTGGGTAATTCCAAAAGACGAAAACCCAAAAGACGAAGGATTTTTAATCAAATATCACGAAAATTACGTAAGGTGGTCACCTAAAGAGATATTTGAAGAAGTCTACCGACCTATTTCTAATATAACCTTTGGCTTAGCATTAGAAGCAGTAAAAAAAGGATTTAAAATAGCACGAGAAGGCTGGAATGGTAAAGGAATGTTTATTGTGTATCAAAAAGGCTATCCAAAAGGAATACCTTGTAATAAACAAACAGCCAATGCGTGGGGTATAAATGAAGGTGATTTATTCAAGTGTGAACCATATTTACAAATACAAA